ACACGGAAACATCTTGCTAATCAGGCAGGGCACCCCAACTTGGGCGGCTGAAGGAAACAAACATGAAACTAATAACAGAAATGACAGAAAGTGTTCATTACCTTATAGAAGAGGATTCTGAAGGTAAGAAGAGTCACTTCATTCAGGGTGTGTTTATGCAAGCAGAGCAGAAGAACCGAAATGGTCGAGTCTATCCTCTTGGGATTTTAGAAAATGAAGTTGGTAGATATAGTAAAGACTTTGTTGCAAAGAACCGCGCACTGGGCGAACTAAACCACCCCCAAGGACCAACCGTGAATCTTGATCGTGTTTCCCATATGATCAAAAATCTTAAGGTTGAAGGTAATGATATTGTCGGTAAGGCTAAATTACTTGATACTCCAATGGGAAACATTGCTATGAATCTTGTATGTGAAGGCGCACAACTTGGTGTGTCTTCTCGGGGTATGGGTTCTTTAGAAGAGAAAAATGGCGTAAATTATGTCAAAGACGACTTTATGCTTTCCGCAGTAGACATTGTTGCTGATCCATCTGCTCCTGGTGCGTTTGTAAACGGTATCATGGAAGGTAAAGAGTGGATTTGGGACAACGGTGTTATCAAAGAACAGGTAATAGATGGTTACCATAAAATGATACAACAAGCATCAACGAGAGAGTTAGAAGAAAAAGCACTTTATTCATGGAAAGATTTTCTTTCAAAACTTTAAAATGTATAAATAATGATACTGAAATATGATACATATACACCATATTAGAGGAGTTAAATATGTCTGATAATTACAACGAAGATAATTTAGTGATGGAGTCTAGAACAGAAACTCCGACATTAGACACAAAGTCTGAAGAAGATCCAAAACTATATCAAGATGCTGAAGGGAAGCATGCTAAGATTGATACTGATAAGGGTACAGAAGGTAAGGATAAGGGAAATGTGGCTTCTATTGCCGGTAAGAGGCGTGGCCCGGATTCTATTGAAAAGCCAGTTCCTAGTGGCACATCGCAAGAACGAATGGAAGAACATCTTTCTGCTCTTTTTGATGGCGAAGACCTTTCGGAAGATTTTCAAAATAAAGCAGTTACAATTTTTGAAGCAGCGATCAATGATCGTGTTTCTGATATAGAAAATAATCTCGTTGAACAGTATCAGGATATATTGGCAGAAAATATTGCTGCTATCTCGGAAGACATGTCAGAAAAACTTGATGATTATTTGAGTTATGTTGTAGAGCAATGGGTAGAAGAAAATAAACTAGAAATTGAAAACGGTATTCGCACAGAAGTTGCTGAAAATTTCATCTCTGGACTGAAAGTTTTGTTTGAAAATTCCTACATTGACATACCAGAAGAAAAATATGATATGGTTGCCGAATTAGGAAACAGTCAAGTCAATTTAGAGAATGAACTAAATGAAGCACTTCAATCAAACATTGAATTACAATCAAAATTAACAAATCAACGTTGCGGTAAGATCTTTGTAGAAGAGTCTTACGGATTAACTGATATAGAAGTTGAAAAATTACAAAGTCTAACAGAAGGCATTGAATATGAAACAGTAGATCAGTACAGAGAAAAGGTAACGATTCTCAGAGACAGTTACTTCGGTAATGAACCAGTTCTAATAGAGGATACTGACGTTGATGAAGAAAGAGTAAGTCGTGACAATAATACTGGACCTATGAACAACTATCTAAGTGCAATTTCTAGGCACACTAAATCAAACCGGGTTTCTTGACTGAAACTTTTTTATACATAAAGCAAACATAAACTACGAGTTTTAAGGAGATTCTAATTATGGATTTTAACACAAACCAAACACCATACGATACGCTTGTTGAAAAATGGCAACCCGTATTAAAACATCAAGATCTCCCAGAGATCCAAGATAATTACAAAACAAAAGTAACTGCTTGTCTTTTGGAGAACCAAGAGCGTGCATTGCGAGAGCAACACCTCCATGAGACAACCAACTCCATGGGCGCAGGTGGCTTCAGTGTTTCTGCTGCCGCCGACAACGCTTCTGGTAATGCACTTGCTGGTTACGACCCAGTTCTAATCAGTCTTGTTCGTCGTGCGATGCCAAATCTAATGGCATACGATCTTGCTGGTGTGCAGCCAATGAGCGCACCCACAGGTCTTATCTTCGCCATGCGTGCAAGATATGATAACCAGAGTGGTGCAGAGGCTCTTTATCAGGAAGCATTCTCTAAGTTCTCTGGTGCTGGTGCAACAGCAACTGGTGCAGCGTTTAGTTCAACCGGTGGTATTAATCCTACTGATAGCCCAACGCTTGATGGTTTCCGTGCAATGCTTACCGCAACTGCTGAAGGTTTATCTAACAGTGGTGACATCTTTAAGGAGATGGCATTCAGCATTGAACGAGTTGCCGTAGAAGCGAAGACTCGAGCCCTCAAGGCTGAATACACGACAGAACTCGCTCAGGATCTCAAGGCTGTTCATGGTCTTGATGCTGAGACAGAACTTGCTAATATTCTTTCTAGCGAAATTCTTTCTGAAATTAACCGAGAACTCATCCGAAGCATTTACACAAGTGCAAGGAATGGTGCCCAGCATGCTGATTTGACAACTGCTGGTACTTATGACCTCAACACTGACTCTGATGGTCGTTGGTCCGCAGAACGCTTCCGTGGACTCATGTTCCAGTTAGAGCGTGAAGCAAATGTGATTGCCAAGCAAACTCGTCGTGGTAAGGGCAACTTCGTTGTCTGCTCCTCGGATGTTGCTTCTGCACTCGCAATGGGTGGTTGGTTACAACTCTCCCCAGCACTTAATAATAGTCTTGATGTTGATGACACTGGCAACACGTTTGTTGGTACACTCAACGGTAAGATGAAAGTTTATATTGATCCTTATACCGCAACTACGAACGATGCTCGTTCTAGCGATGTAAACTTCGCATGTGTCGGTTATAGAGGTTCTAGTCCATATGATGCTGGACTCTTCTATTGCCCATACGTTCCACTTCAGATGGTGCGTGCGGTTGGTGAGAACACCTTCCAGCCTAAGATCGGGTTTAAGACTCGTTACGGAATGGTTGCAAACCCATTCGCCCACGATGATGGTACTACCGTAAGCGTTGGTTCTGGTAAGAATGTCTACTATAGACTATTGACTATCAGTAACCTGCACGGTAACACCGCCTGATTGATCTGATAAACTCGTAAATTATAAAGGGAGTCCTTCGGGGCTCCCTTTATTTTTGTATAAATACTACAGGAGATCATACAATGCCACACGGTTATACAGGTGCAGGAGATGGTTACACCGGGTCCGGTATACCTGATGTTACACAAGTAACAAATTCAAGACAGCCAGACACAAATAATTATCTTGCATCTAACCTTTTTCAATTAGAAATAACAAGACTTCCAACGGTCACTTATCATTGTCAGTCTGCCAATATTCCCACGATAAGTATAACGCCGGTCGAACAACCAAGCACTTTTGGAACTTTTCCGAAACATGTTGGTGGTCGTTATAGTTTTGAAGATATGTCGGTATCATTTTTAGTAGATGAAGATATGAAGAATTGGTTAGAAGTTTTTAGATGGATTGAATCTTTGGGTGCAATGGAAAGTTGGGACACTGTGATAGAACATAGAGATTTCTTTTCTGATATAGTAATTACTGTTATGAACAGTGCATATAAAAGAAAATATGAAGTCAGGTTCAATAACGCATTTCCTATTGCATTAAGTGGTATTGATTTCAATTCGGCTTCTATGGATAATGAACCAATCGTTGCCAATGCAACATTTACATATGATTCCTATAATATTACAGAACTATAGAAACACTTGACATTTTTTCTTTGCGTGGTATAATTATAACATGATATTGGATGATATTAGAAATATGGCAAATAGAGATTTGGTAATGGATGAGACTGAACTTAATGTTGAATCCATGAAAACTCCCCAATTACATAATAAATATTTAATCCTTCTGTCGGATGAAAAATTGATTCTTGGAAAAATAGAGTCTGATGTTAATATATTAAAAAGAGATAAGTGGTTATATTATACAGGTAAAATGAGTAAAGAAGAATTAGACAAAAGAGGATGGGAACCATTTGACCTTACTGTCCTAAAAACAGACATTGATAGGTTCATGCTCTCAGACGATGATATTATCCATATAACAAATAAGATATTACTACAAAAAGAAAAAGTAAATTATCTTGAGAGTGTGGTTAAAATCATCAATAATAGACAGTGGTTCATTAGATCAACAATTGATTGGTTGAAATTTACTAACGGTAATTAAAAACACATGAGTGACATAGAGATAAATCAAATAAATTCTTCTGAAATAAAAGTTCAATGCGACAGAGGTACAGCAAAAGAACTAAGTGAATATTTCACCTTTTCTGTACCAAACCATCAATATACTCCTGCATATAAAAATAAACTATGGGATGGTCAGATACGTCTCTATAATTTACATACTCAAAAAATATATGCAGGGTTGATTGATTATGTTTTAAAATTTGCAGTAGATAGAAAATATTCAATTACGAACAATTACAAATATCCATCATTCTCTATGTCTGAAAAGGATGTCCGAAAATATATTGAGGATACCATTAAACCAACATCCAGTGGTGTGTCCATAAAACCACATGAACATCAAATTTCTGCTATCACTCACGCATTAAACAAAGAACGTTGTTTGTTATTGTCTCCAACAGGAAGCGGTAAATCACTGATGATATACACGCTAATTCGTTATTATGAATCTATCATACCAGAAGATAAGAAAATTTTAATAATAGTACCAACTACTGGGCTAGTTTCTCAAATGTATAACGATTTTTTAGATTATTCTTTCAAAAATAAATGGGACACAGAAAATAACTGTCATGTTGTTTTTGCAGGACAAGATAAAGACACACCTAAAAGGGTTGTCATATCAACATGGCAGAGTTTATATAAAATGCCTGAAAAATATTTCAATCAATTTAATGTAATATTTGGTGACGAAGTGCATCTATTTAAAGCAAAATCACTAGTGAGTATAATGAGCAAACTGAAAGACTGTCCCTATCGAATAGGAACTACAGGAACGTTAGATGATTCCCAAACACACAAATTAGTAATTGAAGGTCTTTTTGGTAGAATATTTAATGTCACAACAACAAAACATTTAATGGAAAAGAATTTATTATCCAATCTTAGTATTGAATGTTTAAACTTACAATATAATATCAATGATATTCAAGAAGTAAAACGTGTCCCGTATCATGACGAAATCAAATGGATAGTTGGAAATAAAAAACGAAATGACTTCATTGTAAATCTTTGTTGTAAGATTGAAGGAAACATTTTACTTCTGTTTAATTATGTTGATTCACACGGTATACCGCTATACGAAAACATAAAAAAAACGTGTGTAGATAAAAAAGTATTTCTAATACATGGTGGTACGGAGATAGAACAAAGGGAAAACATTCGTCGTATAGTAAACGAAGAAGAAAACGCTATTTTAGTTGCGTCTTATGGTACATGTTCAACCGGCATCAACATTAAAAACATTCATAATGTTATTTTCTCGTCCCCCTCTAAATCTGTAGTTCGTGTTCTACAATCATTAGGTCGCGGTCTAAGAAAGTCAAAAACAAAAGATTCAGTAAAACTTTATGACATCAGCGATAATCTACAACACAAAAAATATATAAACCATACTATGAGACATTTTGCCGATAGAATAAAGATATATACTAAAGAGAAATTCTCTTTTAATATTATCAAAATTCGAATTTGATTGGATAGGAGAAAGAACAGAAATGAAAACATCATATAGAGTATTAAAACTACGAAGCGGTGAAGATATAATAGCAAAGATTAATGGTCAAACAAAAGACAAAATAATCATTGAAAGACCAATGGTTTTTATAAAACGGTATGTACATGATTTAAATGGAAAGGAACGAGAACTAACTGTTCTGAAGAACTGGATATCTCATAGTACCGAAATAACAACAAAAATTCCAAAAGACTATATTGCGACATTTCTTGTTCCAGATGATGATGTTGTTAATTTATATAATAAAGAAAAGGAAAGAGAAGATCTCAACGACACTCCTAAAAAACTAATTGATGTCTCTAACCCATTTCCTCCCCCACCATCAATGTTTCCCCTTGACGAGAATGCGGATCCAGACGAAGACCCACTAACTGATAATTCAATTGCAAATGAATTACTGGATGATATGATTGATATCTATATGAATATGAAAAATAATACCAATATGAATAATTCAGAAGATGGGTATTATCCATACGCCTCGAATTCGCCGGAAGATCAGGATGATGATCCAGATTCAACTTCGGAAAATATGCACACGAAAAACTATATCACAATGACTATGTTTCTTCCGCCAGAATCACTAGTAACATTGGTTGATGCAGGTTTTATTGAGATGAAAGATATTCAAAATCTTATTGATACTTTATCGTCCGATTCTTTAAACGATAACAATATGAATGATGAAATAAACAAGAACAAGGAAAATTGGGGTGATGACTGGTCTGACTGGTCACCAGACCCTCAAGACTACCTTTAAGTAATTTAATGCCCTTAATGTATATTAATATACCTATGCTCTCGCTAACACACGAAGTATAAATGAGAAAATGAATTTTGTCAACAAAAAAATACACGAATATGTTTGTATTTTCTCAAATCATTGTTATGATGTGATAAAAGATATTTGATAAGAGAAATATATAATATGAAAAATAAAAAACGAAACACCGATAATGATTACGTCAACAATAAACAATTTTTTGATGAAATGGTCGAATGGAAAAAATTAGTAATTGAAGCCGAATCATGTGATGAGGATAAACCGCCGGTCACAGAATATATTGGCGAATGTTTTTTGAAAATAGCAGAACACTTATCACACAAACCGAATTTTATCAAATATCCATATAGGGATGAAATGATAGGAGATGGAATTGAAAATTGTATAATGTACTGCCACAACTTTAATCCTGAAAAATCAAAGAATCCATTTTCATATTTCACACAGATAATATACTATGCATTTCTCCGAAGAATAGAAAAAGAGAAGAAGCAAGAATTCATCAAGTTTAAGATACTAGAAAATTCAAACGATGGCATTGTTCGTGGTTGGTTTAAGGAAAATTATTTTGATACATCTAAATTTAACGATTCTAAAGAAAAGAAACAAGCAATGTATGATCATTTTCAATTGAATGAAAATGATGTTGAAAAGTTTTCTTCAAAGAAGAAGAAAACAAAAAAAACAACTAAGAAAAATCTTGATAAATTTTTAGAGGATGATAAGAGTGAAGATAGCCCTGATAAATGATACCCATTGGGGATCGAGAGGCGATTCTCAAATATTTTTAGATTACTTTATGAAGTTCTTTGACGATGTGTTTTTTCCATACATCAAGGAACATAATATCCAAACAATAATACACGCAGGCGACTTGATGGATAGGCGTAAGTTTGTTAACTTCAACATTTTGAATCAAGTGAGGGAGAAGTTCATTGAAAAACTTCAAGATGAAGGTATTAAAATGCACTGCATTCTCGGAAACCACGATGTATATTATCGTAATACTAACAGGGTCAATTCTGTTTCTGAGTTGTTCGGTGACTCTCCTGCCGTAATTATACACGAAGAACCAACGGTGGAGACATTCGGTGCTTTGGACATCGCACTACTTCCGTGGGTAAATAAAGAAAATTATGATGAATCTATTGA